ATTAATTAATATATTCAACATAATCATCTGCATACAAACAATTATTCAATACCAACATATTAATATATTTCAATTGTAATTTTTCATCATTTGGATTATCAATAATCATTTGTCTCAAATGTAAGAAATTATTGTCATACATAGCTTTTATAGTGTTCTTTTAATACATTATGTAAGTTAATTAATTCTTCAAATACTTTGTTATTGTGTTTGGTAATTCAATTATTTGATTAACACCATACATAATAGCTCTTTTGGCCATTGACCATAACCATTACAAATTTTGAACTACATCATCTTATTATTATACAACAAATTCTTTAGCTATTGAAACATAATCACTTGCAGCATTTAAAAATCTATCTAATTAAGTTCCTAATAACATACACTATTACCTCATGAACATCCATAACATTGCCATGGAATCTTAGACAATATTCATTATCTTAACATTTTAATTAAACTCATAATTCATATCAAAATGATATTGCATTATGTTAGCAACTGCCAATTCACCAATTTGCATTAACTTTTAATAAATTGGCATCATCACACCAAATTTGATATTCTAATATGCTCGTTGTAAGTCATCAATGCATTTATCAGGTAAATTCATTAATTTTTAAATTGTTCTTAAAAATCCATCACCATTAATTCCAACTCTGTACAATGCAAACATTATTAAGAATTGTACATCTTCAGTTTATTTAATATCAATATAAGTATCCATAATTAAAATTATGCGTTCACATTCATCTTCAAAGTATTAAACAATTGCATTAAAGTATTTGTTATTAAACAACAATTCATATGTGAATTCACATAAATTAATCATACCAGTCAGTGTTTTCTTAATTAATGTAGTTGTACCATCTCTGATCTTGTCAATGATTATTTCCATTTTATCATTTGAATATGTTATACAGTTATTCATTAACATATACAATTAGTTCAACATGCTAATAAAGTGATCATTATCATGAATTTTGATAAAATTATGAATTGGTTCAACATATTACTTAATGTTACGTAATGATTTATTT